ATACGCATCAGGTTTTGGTACTCACGGCCCGATAGTTTCTTGATGTTGTCGTTGCTCTGCAATGCTTCCACGGCTTGCGGTTGCTCGTCGGGTTGGGGATTAGGTCCCACCACGTCAGCAGGTTTCTCCAAGGGTTGCAAACCTGCCTTTTCCCGAAGTTCGTCTTGGGTCATTATCTGCAACAGGGCTTGTTCGCTTAGTCGCTCCGTGATGGGTTCCACCGGGATAAGTTCCATCCCTTCCACGCCATTGAAGGATCCCAAATAATTGATCATCCGTTCCACTTTGCGGACTCGGTCGTTGACGTAGGTGGCCTTGAACAACTCGTAAGCCTCGACCAATTCGTTGCGACCACCCAATTGGCCCTCGGTCTTTACTCCGAATAACATGGGGTTGGTTACACGGTGTGCGATGAATATCTCCTGCTGAATGGCTTTGTTCAAGATTTCGAACTGCTTGTCCATGTCGCTCGGAGTGAGCGGTTCAAGCGTCGGGGCCTTGGCTGCATCGTCGTTGAAGGTTACAACGAATCGACCAGCGTTGTCGGTTCCCGAAAACTTGCGTTTGATTTGACGCTCAATGTCGCCCTGTTCTTCGGGGGTCGGGATGCCGTTGTTGAAATTAATCAAGTAACCGCCCCAAAAGTTGTTTCGCAGGTTGTTGTTGTGGAAGTTCGCCACTTGCACGTCTGCCTCAATCCAAGCGTTGCCTCCGATGTATTCGGGCAAAGGATAGTGCTTCACGCCTGCAGCATAGACCCTGTAATAAAACAACTGCTTACCGAGGCGATTCTCCGGGTCGAAGGCAGGGATCTTCTCGATGTCCCCGACCTTCGGGAACAACTGCATCATGTCGTCGTTGTACCAATCGGCCACCTGAAACATCTTCTCCTCTTTGTCAACCCTGATTTTCTCGAACGGGACGTGTTCCATCTTCGCAATCGTGCCAAGTTTGGACCAAGTAACTGCGACCGCAAAGCCGTTGAAAATCTCTAAGTCCAAGACCAGTTTCTCCGTGATGTCGTTCAGGTCCTCCGTGCTTGACATTCCGTCAAAAAACTTGATAAACCGGGCTTGTTGTTCTACGGTCAAGTCATCCCCTGCCTGCCATCCTCCGCCCATGATGTAGTTCACCTTGCCGTTGACAATAGCGTTGTGCTTGCTTGACCTGCGATAGTTGTCAAGTAGGTAGTAGGGGTATTCGTTGGCAAAGCCGTAGGTGATGTACTTGCCGGACCTGTTCTCCAGCATGACTGGGACCTTGTGTTCTATCCCCAACCATTGAGTGAAGTGTTGAGTAGACTTGCTCATAGCGTTACTGCGGTAAAGTTGAGGGACTGAATCGTGATGGGTTCCGCAGAGTTCTTTGAGTTGACCATGATGGTAAACTCGTCGTTGACCGCAGCGGTGAGGTAGGCTTCAGAATAGACCGCATGGCCGTTGTCGTGGCTCATTGTAACCCCTGCCTTGCTGGATGCAATCGTATTGCCTCCCTTGGCGATGTACCAGTCAAATTCCCTGTTGTTGCTTGCCGAAAAGGTCATATTTGCAGACACCTTCAACGCAGCCCCAGCGATGCCTGTGTAGGTAATCACGCAGGTGCTTTTGTTAATCGTAAAGTTGTAGGTTGACAAAATCCCCTCATCCATTGCAATCGTCAACTTAGCGGCTGCATTGCTTGTTGGAGTGAAGTTGGTATTGGATGCAACGGTCAATGAGCCAAAACCCCGTTCCCGATTCAGGGTCGCAGTATCGGCAAGGTCGTCAAATAAACCGCCTACCCGTGCAGCGGTGTTCGCCCCAGCAGCGGTTTCGTTAGCAATGGTTGCAGCACTCGTTTGGAGTTGCGTTCTCGTTTGTACGCTCATTAGTCAAAAGTTGAGTCAAAAGTGGAATCAAAGACACCCTCACCGGATGCCCCGTAAATTGTGTAGTTGATGCTATTGGCGTAGGTATTGAAGCCTATCGTTGCGGTTTGTACAAATGCCAAGCCCGTTTCAACGACCGCCAAAGCAGCGGCAACCGTGCTATTGGTATCGTAAACTTCATACTTATACGAGCCTGTTTCAAGCGACCCCACGGCAATCGAAAATTGGTCATAGCGGTTGGTATAGGATGACAGGTTTGCGGATTTCAGCAGGGTGAAGTCGGTCGTCGTGTTCTTGGCAATGCTTGTAAGGCGCAAGATGTAGCGGTCCCCCGTGCTGGCTCGCTCGGTCCAAGTAACGGTAATCGTGTTGGTCGTGTCAGGGTTCAGGTAAAGCATCTGCTTGTAAATGTGCGATGCCCCCGAATTTCACAATTTGCGCCCCATTATACCCGATTGCGTATAGTTTGGTTGGGTTCACAATGAATGCCAGACATCAGACTTGTCAGCAGAAATAAGTGCATTATCTCTTTCAGCTTTTAATCTATTTTTTTGAGCGTGTTCTAATTGAATTAGATTTACAATTCTTTCGGTTGCTTCTCTAAATTCTTTTTCAGTACCGTCGAGATATTTTCCTAAAATACCTCTTACTTCTTCTGTAATTTTCTTTTTTTGAAATCTCATTGCGTATAGATTTTAGGTTTTTCTTTACATTATGGTTTGAAATAACTCATACCTCCCACACGAATCGGTCAGGTTCTTGACGCCCAATCTGCCTGTATAGTTCGGCTCGCTTCTTGGCGGTTTCGGCCACGTTGAACTGCTTCTTGATGTCCCTCGTAAGGTTGTCAGCCAAGCCCTTACGAAGGTCGGGGTCAAGAATCAACTGCTTGATGTACTTGTACCAGTCCTTGGGCTTGTTGTAAGGAACCAAGAACCCGTTCTCTCCGTGCTTGATTACGTCCGTGTAGGGGATGGTTTCGGATGCGATGATGGCCTTGTTCATCCACCCGGCCTCGACGACCTTCAACTCGGACTTGAGTTTGTTGAACTTGGTGTCCCGGAGCGGTGCAAGGGTTACGTTCACGAAGTTGTAGCCCCCGACGTACGAGTAGATGTCAGCAGCCTGAATGCGTCCGTAGTTCGGGTTGTTCCCTTGGTCGCTGATTATCTTCTCGTAGCCTTCATAAACAGGATTATTGTCGTTCCAACCTCCAAGGTAGAGGCGGTACTTGCCGTCAAGGTTTGCGTCCCAGCGTAGTTTCTGCATCCCCTCACGGAGCAGTTCCATATCCTCTCCGTGCTGCGCACCACCGAACCAACCGAACTTGACGAGGTGCTTGTCGGGTTCTTCGTCAGGATTCGGGATGAATTGTTGGTAGGCTTCGTATGGCTCGTTCTGCAAGATGCTCACATTGGCGTTTAGGGGCCGTATGCGAGCAGCAAGGTGTTCGGTGGTACAGGTAACCCAATCGGCTAATTTGATGTGCTTACGGATGACCTCTGCGAGTTTGGTTTGATGGTAGTGGCGGTACATGATGTGGCCCGATTCAAGCACCCAGTAGTCGTCCAAGTCAAGGATGACTTTCGCTCCGAATTGGGTCAGGGCTTTGTAAACATTTTCGACTTGCTCCATCGTTCCCTGACACCAAAGCCTGCTGAACAGGAACAGGTCTATCGACTTTAATCCCTCGTCGCTAATGGTCGTAATATTCTCGACGCACACATAGTCAAACTCCGGGTAGTTGTCGCCAAGGTATGCGTTCGGCATTTCGAGGCGGTAATAACTGCACCCGGTTGGATGGGCGTTGTAAACGATGCAAATCTTCATGGCCGTAAAAATAAGAAGGGCAGCCATTGCTGACTGCCCTCCCAAACCTCAGTGATGAAAACCTGATGCGAAGATACTACGAACCTGCGATTTGTGTGGCCAACGGTGTAAAAGTTGTTGACACAATCAAAAGCATTGGGTCGGGTTCCATCCCTGTCAGCGTCATTTCGTAGCCACTTCTATCTCCGAATGCAGTACCACTGCCAGCAGTTCCAGCAGTTGCCTCAAGGCCGTTCGCAGCACCCAACACCCAGTATCGGTTGTTGTTGTCTTGGACGATGACCAGCAAGCGGTTGCGAGCAAGCAGGCGGAGTTCGTTGCGTACTGCGACTTGCAGTTTGTTGATGGTAAAGGTAACCTCAGGGGTGTAGTAAATCGAGCCGTTCTCGATGCTTGCGTTTAAGGTTTCGGTCAAGGATGACGTAGCCTTGGTCAAGTCGTACTCGTAGAAACCCGAAGAGAAACCCGTGAAGCCTGTAACAGTACCGGATCCATTGGTGTTAACGGTTCCCGTAGCATTCCAGCCTTGGACGTAAATTGTTTTGATTCCACCTACGGAATCACGGCAGCCGAGGGCGTAGCCAGTTGTTAGGGAGCAGGACATATGTGTATTTGGGGTTTAAGTTACAAGAGAACAAAAAGCGAGGGGAGGTTTCCCTCCCCCCTACACATTAGGTCAAGCGGAAGTCAACGACCAAGTCGGGGTAAGCGATTTGGACACCTGCTTTGAAGGCTGCTTGGAAGCGGACTTCATCGTTGTCTTTGCTGAACCAAATCGAGAACTGCTCCTCATCGGACAAAAGGTCGGTTCCGTAGAAGAAGTTACCGAGGTACGAAGAAACGATGCGGTTCGTGCCAGTCAAGCCGGGGACTGCAATGACACGGACGTTTGTGCCGGGATACATGATGTCCCCGTCAGCAAGGCCAGCCAAGTCAACTTGGTTATACAGGACGTTAGCGGTTGATTTGAACGCACCAAGCAACGTACGGAAGTTGTCCCAACCACAGAAGATTACGAGGTCAGTCTTAGTCAAGATGGCCTGTGGAATTTGGTTGTAGATGCCGTCGAAGATGGCGATTGCGTTGCCTGTGGTGATACCAACGGACGCAGAAACCGCTCCTGTGTTACCGCTGATGGTAGAACCCGATGCAGCGTTCAACAACTGGTTGACACCGCTGAAATAAGTGTTGCCCTTCCAAATTGCATTTTCCAAAGCCTCAGCGATGCGAAGTGCCTTCTGCTCGCTGAATGCCTGCTCGAAGGGAACGCCATCGTAGGTAGAGCCAGCAGTCAACTGGGTCTGCATCCAGTACTGCTCCAAGGAACGAGGGCAAAGGGTTTCTTGAACCTTCATACGGCCAACGGTGATATTCCGCTGACTGAATGTAGTCGTACCAGAAGTTGTGTAACCGCAAACATCTCCGCCTTGAATCAAGGCATCGGTGTCCATGAGGTTAAGGGCAGCAGCGAACTTGATGCCCACCTGCTTGGTGAACAGGGCTGCTGAACGGGCCGAGAACACGGCCTTGGTGATGAGAGGGAGCCTCTCTTGGTCGGTGTAGGCGTTTAGATTGCCAAAATTGTATGCCATTGTAAATGGGGGTTTAGGGGTTTATTTTTTTTTGAGTGATTGGAGTGCTTGTGCGAGAGCGTTGAAGTTCTGCGAGGCTTGAGCCTTGCGTTGCTCAACGATTGCGGAACCGCTGGCTTTGGGGGCTTCGGTTGGGAGTTCGGAAACTTTCTCGACGATGTCGGCCATGGTTTCAACTTGGCTTGCGAATGCGGACATTTTATCTTTCATCTTTCCCATCTCGGCATAGGCTGCTTTGAGTTCGTCCATGATGCCAGCGAGGTGCTTGGCGACGATGGCCTCGACGACTTCGGGGGTCATGGCAGGATAGGCTTCCTTGATTTCCTCGGTTACCTCAACGGCCACTTCGGGAGTAATTTCAGCAGCAACGGGCAAGGCTTCGATTTCGGGGGTTGCTACTTCGGCAGCGATGACCTCAACGATTTTGCCTCCTTTGGTCTTGATTGTTCCGACTCCCTCGACCTCGTGTTCGCCATCGGGTGCAGGGAGAGTGCCGTCTTCGGTAACGACATAAA